AGGTTTTTCATAAATAATTTATTTTTTAAGCTGCCACCCATCATATTATTAAAAAAACCTGCACCTCTTGCATTACCCCACATTCCACCTTGAGCCCATGGACCAAGTCCTCCTGCATACATACCGAGACCAGCCAATAAAGCACCTCTCCCTATCGGACTCTTTAAAACTTTCTTCGCAGCTCTTCCTATTTTTTTAAATATACTTCCTAAACCATAAGCTCTTCTTCCAGTTGAGCTATCCATGATACCACCGAAAGCTGCCGGGATTCTTCCACCCTCAGCCCAAGTTGTTCGGCCCATGGTTCTTGGGTCGACTCCAAACTGTTGTCCCCATGCTAAGTTAGCTGCTGTTGGACTAGCTCCTACATAATAATCTTCAAAAGGTAAACCTGCACCTGTTGTATTATTTGTAAGTGACTGTTGAAACAGTGATGGAGTAGTAGTTGATGCAGTTGCTGTGCCTCCACTTATACCACCTATACCACTTCGAGCTTGTGCCGCTTTCATTTGATTCAAATACTTTCCTTCTTCTCCAGAAGTTAGACCTCTGTCTTCCATTACACCTCTTTTAAAAGTTTCCCATTGCGTGTTAGTAAAAGGTAATCCAGTATCAGGATTAACTGCGCCTTTTGGTTTGTCCATTTGATGAAAATGACTAAGGTCTCCACGCATAATTAAACCAGGATTTTTTTCCATAACTAAGTTCCAATTTTTAAAATCCATTGGAAAAGCATCTGCTTTAGCAAAAGGGTCTCCTTCCATTTCTAAATTTTTAAAAAGATTTCTTTGTTGTTCTAAATCCATAGTGGGTTTCCACCCATAATTTAATAATTGTTCTTGTTCTTCAGTCAAATATTTAGGTGCATCTTCATCTTCGAACGCTGCTAACCATGGAGGAATATGTGCACCTTGATTTCTTAAATAGTTAATATATTTTTTTGCACCAGCAGTTTTTTGTTTAAAAAGATGATCGTAAATAGTCTTAAAAACAAATGGTTTATCTTTCTTTACTACGTCTGGTTCTTTGTCTTCAGCATTTCTTAATGCCAAGTCTTTTAATTCTTTTTGTGTATTTAACTTCTTCGCTTCTACATTGCTTTGATCTCCACCTGTGTGGTGTCTCGGCCCATAATTAGCACCAGAACTAAGGGCACCAGAACTGGTTAAGCCCATTGGTTTATCACCCGGTATATTTCGTCCTGATCCTCCTGGCATTATTCTCCTGGGTCCCCTACGACTTCATAATATTTATCATTATCATAGGCTATCTCACCAGCTTCATCATAGCTGTATCCTAAAAACATTAGGTGTTCTATTCTTTTAATATACCAATCAGGTGATGCCGTCTTCATGGTTTCTGTTTCTTTTAAAGTTTCAATTCCTTCAGGAGTATCTATGGTTTCTCTCATGCTTAATTCTTCCATGTCTCCACCAAATCTCGCTCCTATTCTTCCGCCTTGAGCTTGCCCTGATCTAATTTGTGCTATAAATTGTTCCAAGGACATTGGTTCCATTCCTTGTTCTTGCATTTCAAAAACATATTTATCATATTCTTCTTGCAACATTGGATCAATAGCTGAGGCCATTTGTATTCCTCCGCTGCTCTGTGGTCCAAGGCTCTCGATTCCTTGTCCTTGTCCTTGCATTTCATCTTGTTGCATTTGTTGTAGAATTTTTTTCCAAGCACCACTTCTAAAAAATTCCTCGAAACTTGAAAATTGTCCTTGTTGTTCAGGACCTAGAGCTTCCCATATTTGTTTAGCTAACATCATTTCTTCTTGGTGCTGTGGAGAAGGTTTTGGACCTTCTTGACCTGTGTATTTAATGGAAGGGGCTCCTGTTTCTAATTGTTCTGAAATGTTAATATCTGTTAGTGCCATAGTTTTGCCTTATTTGTGTTATTGAAGCAGGTATATTTTCCTGAGTGTATACTTTACTTTGTTTTTGCAAACAAATCAAGAGGTGGCATCACTACATTTACATCCTTTTGAATATCTTCTTCTAGTATATTGCGTGCCTTCCACTCTTCATCATTATTATAAACCTCTCCTGTTTTCTTATTTTTAATAGTTGTTGTTACCTTAGTTGCTTCAATAATGGGTACTTCTTTCCCATCTATTATAGTTGTTTTCATTATGTTGTGATCTCCTTTTTAATATTAAGATAACTAATACCTATAACTACTCCATCCGAAACTGTTCCAGCAGTGGTAGCTGTCAGAGATGTGCTTCCTTCTATAATAAGAGGAAGGGTTAGTATCTCTACACTGGTTGCCGCTACTAGTGTTTGAGTATGAACTACCTCAAAAGCATTATTTTTTATAGTTATGGTAGGGGTATTGGACCCTGATTTATTAGTCACTCTTAATGATTTAATTATATAAGTTTCAGCTGCTCCTGCTGAAAGTAAAGTATTAGTTTCAGCTGCAGTAACTGTTTTTCCGTAAAATTTGTATATGTTTAGTACAGCCATTATTCCATGAAGAAGCTCTTAGCTTCTATCTCCTGTTTTAATTCTTCTTGAAAAGTTGTATTAAGTTTTTCTAATACACCATCTAAATCTCTCACTAAAGATTGAGCTACATCTTCTCTATAGTCTGAACTTGCTCTTGTTAGTGTTTGTACTATCTTAGCCATTATCTTCTTCCTCCTGCATGAACATCTAATCTAAATGTCCCTAACTTCCAGTTAGAATCTACTGCCGTGTTAGATATTTTAAGAGCCACAGATCTTCCTCTTGCTCTACACGATTGATATGTAGTACTAGAAGTAATTGTGAAAGGTCCAAGTGAAGAGCTAGCTGCTGTTTCATTAGGAAAATCTCTTAAATCTAATTCAACAATAGTGTTGCCGGCTTGAGTTATAAAGTCAGGTATAAATCTACTAACCCTCATCATAAATTCTCCATCTCCTCTAAATGTAATTCCTTGTTTCTGATCTTGTGTAATATCAAAATCTCCTGATAGAATGTGAGCACTAATAGCAGTTGTCACTCCTAATTTAATTTGATTAACTCCAGTCTCATGTTCATAATAAATACTACTTCCCTCAGTGTTTCCCACAACATCAAAAGAACTATCTGTACCTGCATCATAATAAGTTGCATGAGGTAAACCAAAGACAGCTGAGTCTACCCAGGTTGTTCTTGGAAAGATTGAACTTGCATTTGTAAACCAAATAGGTCTGTCTGCACTAGAGTCTAGATAGCTATAAACAACACATCTAGTAATGACATTAGAATTGGAGGTTGGATAAAACCACATCACTTCTCCAAATAAGTTATTAAAACCACAGTATATTAATTGATTTGAAGTAGTGTTAATATTATCATAAACATAATCTTCAACCAAGCAATCCATCGATTCTAGTTTACCAGTAAATCTAAAGAAACCATTATCAGACATCCAGTACGCTGCACCATCCACTTCCACAGATGCATTTTTTCCTATCAATCCACAGTTAGTTCCTACTTGATCATAGGCGAAAGTAAACGGAGCACCCACAAAACGCATGGTGAATAATGAGGTATCCGTCCATACGTAAATTGCAGATTTACCAAGTTTAGCTCCCATGATCCGTGATCCGGCGGCCAGTCTTTGTGTACCAGCACTATTGGTTGCTGTTGGGGCCCAGGTATTTATATCCTCCTGAGCAGAGAATCTTATAAACATATCATCTTGAGTTGTTGTTGTTCCAATTGTGGTTTCTGTCCCAAATAAAACTAAGTGACGATCGGGAGTAGATACTAACATGTCTCTTGATGCAGTTGGTGCACCAGACACAATTGTTGCTCTGGTTGCTGTTGCATTACTTGCATCAGCATCCCATTCGAATACTGCTCCGTTAACAATTAATGCTAAAAGTGTTGAACCTAAATTATCTAATGACCAGAGACCAGGTTCAGCAACTTTATCCGTAGTACTTGCAGCTTGGTTCCAGGCAGAGTAATCACTTGTGTCAGTTACAGTGGCTCCGTCAGAGTGAGCAGCTCTAGTAGTTCCTCTAACTGCTCTTGTAATTCCAGTTAAAGTTGTAGTTCCTGAAACTCCAGTATATGAAATTTCCTCACTTCCTACTTGAATATAATTAGTTCCCGTTGTTGGAAATCCTGTAACAGAATCTAGAACAATGCTAGTTCCTGATCCACCAGTTCCATATGCATTATCTCCTAACGCTCCATCTAATGTATCAGTTCGTGGAGAAGTTACTGTACCTCCCCATTGAGATATACCCCATCCATAAACTCCAACCTGTTCAGCTGGACCTACGTGGTAGTATCTATAATAAGTTATTCCTCCTGAAGTGGATGCTCCAGATCCTGATTCAGTAGAATCCATTTCAATTGTAAGTGTTGTTGTAGTAGGAACAGATGTAACCATAAATTTTCTATCACAAAA